TGATTCTAGAAACCCAGCCAAGGGCTATAATGTTTTACCCGGCGGTAATACAGGATGGCGGGGTATGACTCACACGGAAGAAGCGAAAGAGAAGATTCGTCAAAGTAAGCTGGGAGAAAAGAATCCGATGTTTGGGAAAAAGCATACAGAAGAATATAAAAAGTATATTAGTATGGTTAATTCCCATCCGAAATTTGAAGAAACTATTCAAAGAATGAGAGAAGCGCAGAGTCATAGATCAGAGGAAACTCGTAAAAGGCTAAGTGATTCTCAGAAAAAAGTTTCTATAATGTGTGTTGAAACCGGGGTTGTGTATCCCGGTATTTCTATTGCCGCAAGAGAAACCGGATTAGGTGTTTGTAATTTAAGTGCTTGTGTACATGGAAGAAGAAAAACATGTGGCGGCTTCCATTGGGAATTCGCTACAGACCTTTTAGAAGCATGCTAATACCGAGGTAAGTACAGGAACTAAAGAGCCTGTGCCACCGTAACGAGTACGACCTGAACCTCGAAAGAGAACATATTGGTCGCAAGAGTGGTTGGCTCCCTACTGTTTAACAGGGGAGAAAATGTACTCTGAACTTACGGGAAACCGTAAGAACTATCGGATAAAGAGCCGATAGGATAACATATTTGGCAGAGCGAAATGGTTTCCGATGCCGGTCAGGCCCTGGCACGTCAGCTGCGTGAAGTTGTCGTTCCCGAGTTTGACTGCTATTGCTTTGCAGAGATGGCTGCTGCAGCTCAGGCTGCTGGCGGCTATGCAACTGACGCAGTTTCCAAGAGCAATGCTTATGAGATGTTCCTGAAAGGTATGGAATACCTCGGCGACCACAACGTCCCTGACGCTGGCCGTGTAGCATTCTGCACTTACAAGTTTGCCAACTACATGATGCAGGATCCGGCATTTGTCAAGTATTCTGACAAGTCCCAGGAAATGGTCATTAAGGGCATCCTTGGTGAAATTGATGGCTGCAAAATTGTTAAAGTTCCTTCCAGCAGACTTCCGGCTGGTGCTGCTTTCCTGATTGCACATTCCGAAGCAGCTTGCGGCCCGAAGCAGCTCGAGGACTACCGCATTCATGACGATCCTCCGGGAATTTCCGGTTGGCTCGTAGAAGGCAGAACGATCTATGACTGCTTCGTACTTAACGAGAAGCGCAATGCCCTGTACTATCACGGTGGCCAGAGCGTGTTCAAGACCCTTGATGCTATGACTGCTGCAACTGCTGCTGGCAAGTCCACGCTCATTATCAACGGTGTTCTTGGCGCATCCGGCAATAAGTGGTACTACGATCTCGCAACCACCGCAGCTGGCCTTGAGAGTATTACCTATGGTATTGCAATCACAGCCGCGAACTGGACCGAGATGAAGGACGCTTCCAACAACCCGATCAACTACGTCGAGGTTACCGCATCCAGCAATACGGTTGCACGTATTATCGAGACCGACAGCTCCGGCTATCCTCTCGCATTCGCAGACGTCATCCTCAACGTTGGCTAATCGAACAATCGCATAACTTTTCCGGCGGAGAGATCCTTAGTGGTCTCTCCGCTAATTTACTAATAAGGAGAAGAATATAACGAAATGACTTATGGACAATTTAAAGACAGAGTACTCCAGCTGATCTTCTCCTACTCAATTGCTGGAGACGACATAGAGCTTTCATATAACAACCAGGCAGATTATGTCAAGATGATCCCCGCGCTGTTGAATACCTGCCAAAGCGAGATCTACCAGATTAAAACAATCGAAGACAGCATCCTATTACGTGATCTGGATTATGAAGACATGGAAGGTGATTTACGTCTGTACTTCCTTCCCGATGACTGTCTGAGGATGAAGCCGGGTTTGATTATTCCGCGTCATCACAGATATCAGGGGCGCGTGTTTGAGAGATTCACAGGGTACAGGCTGTTTGGCGGGAACAAGTTATATGCTCCGAAGAACCTGCCTGACGATACTATTTTCGAGTACGTGAAGAGGGGTTTGCCTATTCCGGATAATCCGCCCGATAATTACGTGCTTAGGAATCCCGAAGAAGTTAACGACATCATGCCGTTCTACGTTGCTGCGTTTCTGGTAATGTACGATGATGCGTTCAGATATAGTGTACTGTACAACGAATTTGAGACCAGACTTCAGAGACTCATGCTCAATCCGACGTATACGGAAGTCAATGATGTGTTCGATGTCTATGGCGGATTTGAGGCGACGGATTGGTGGTACTAAGCTATGGCGTATGTAAATCTTTCAAAGATGCCGAAACACGCGAAGGAGTACTGTGTAGACTTCCCTCAACTGAACGGCGGACTTAATTTACAGCAGCTCGACTACAGAATCCAGAACGACGAATCTCCGGAGATGAAGAACCTCTGGTGGAAAGACGGTGTGTTGTGCAGTCGTGATGGACAGGCATGGGTGAATTCGACAGGGTTTGGCGAATTTAGGGCATGTTATGATACGCTTTGGAACGGGTATATGTTTGTTCATGCCGGGACTAAAGTGTATGCTGTAAAACCGGCTGATGGTACTGGTACTGCGGTATACACCGGGGATAACGGATTTACTGTTGGTGGTACGTTCTTTCCCTATAACGAGAAGCTGTACTACAAGACTGACGGATACTACGTTGAGATAGAATACGATAGTGGTACTGGGTTCACAGGCGCGGATATCGAACCGTATGTACCGGTAACGTATATCAACTGTAACTACCAGAACGGTAGCGGTGATGCGTACCAGCCGGAGAACAGGATCAGCTCTGAGAAGACGCTGTGGTACAACGCGGCGTATACATTGGACGTAACTCCTACAGGTGACATCGTAGCGACTATCGAGGACGCTTCGTGGCGGATGGTGGTTGATACTCCGGGAACGTACACATTCACGAACAACGGTAGTGGATGGCAGCTGAACGGTAATGACGTCGATCCTCTGGACTATGGTATCCATGTGGCCGGTACTCCGGTCAGCGGGAACAAGCTGGTGGTCAAGTATGCGTATGTCAGTGAGTTCTATCTTCCGGTATCAGGTGACAGCCTTACAGAAGTTACTGTAGAGGGCGTGGAACAGACCCAGGAAGAGTGCGAGGTCGAGACGAACTCCGACTATGTTACCGCTACGGTGAACAGGAATACGTGGCGCGGAAAAGTTACAACCACGGGTACGTATGAGTTCATATTCGACTACGATGCTCCGGAAGCGTGGAAGCTGAATGGGGTTATAGTTAACCTTGCGGAGTACGGTATTTCGGTATCGAGTACTCGTGATCCTATTCCTTATGTTACCGGCGACAAGATCACCGTGGACTATCTGAGAGGGAACTATTACCTCGACGGTGATAAGGTTGGGTTCTATGTAGCTCCGACCTGCTACTACCCGGAGATCAATAACACGATCCATATTACGTATGAGCTGGAGAATCCGGTAGCATACAACAACATTATGGACTGCACAGAGGTTGCGGTATACGGCGGTACAGGTTCGCTGACGATTGTTATGGCAGGATCTAAGACACAGCCGAATGCGTACTTCTGGAACGGTCAGGACTCTGTAGCGATGAACCCGTCGTACTTCCCGATGTCACAGTATCAGCTGGCTTCCGATATGGTTGACCCGATTACAGGGTTCGGAAAGCAGCAGGGGTATCTGATCATCTTCAAGCAGGGGTCGGTGGGTCGTACTTCGCTCAGTACGGCAGAGGTAGAGGGCAGACTTACAATCGATCTTCCTTATGTACCGATCAACGCGAAGATAGGGTGTGACCTGCCGAGAACCATCCAGCTGATCGAGAACAACCTGGCCTGGTGCAATACCCAGAGGGGCGTTCATTTCCTTGCCAACACATCGTCCGCATATGAGAACAACGTTATCTGTATCTCGGATAAGGTAGAAGAGTCGAACGATAACTGGTCACAGGGTCTGCTGTACGATGTACGTCACGCAGCGCATATCACTTCCCACGATGACGGCAATAGGTACTGGCTGATCGTGGATGACAAGGTATGGCTGTGGGACTACTACATCAGCAACTATAAGAACCCGGCGTGGTTTTATTTTGAAAATGTTAACGCCAGAGGCATGATACAGGAACATGCGGACGTCTGGCATTTTGATTCTCTCTGTAGGCTTACGAAGTTCACGGATATCTACGCCGACTACGGAGAGGGGATAGATAAAGTGTACCGATTTGCTACGCAGTACTTCGGTACATACGATAACCATAAGAACGTGAACTCTGTGATAATCAATCTTAAACCGACTACGAACTCCGTAGTCGATATTGTTTATCTTACGGACTATGAGGAGAGGGCAGACCTGACTCCGCTGAATGCGGTATCGTGGTCGTTAGTGCCTAGGGATCTGACATTCAGGAATTTGAGTGGTTCCGGATTTGCGAAGATCTTCAGGCGGAAACCTCATTGTAGGCGCGTTCAGTATTTTACAATGCGACTGAGCAATAGTACAGCCGACATGGATATGGCTGTGGTATCGGCTCAGATTTATTATATCTTCCAGGGAGGTCAGAGGTAATGAGTCTTACCCAGATGAAATTCGATAAGGTGTGGACGAATCCTGTCGATTTTCCTACCCATGAGACGCATGAAGCGCAGGTCCGCGCCGATATGCAGTATCTTTTTGATTCTATTAAAACACAGTTCAACTACTTCCTCGCTAACGAACTGGTCGCTGAGAACGTGTCGTTTATGCCCATCTCAGGGTATATTACAGCGAACAACGTACAGGATGCTATTGAGGCGGTTCATCAGGAAGTGCTGGATATTTCCCAGGGCGCTGTTGCCGACGGTGCTATCACTACGGTGAAGTTGGATTCCACCGAGGGATCTGAGGCTGTAACAACTGCAACGATCAGGAACAAGGCTATTACCACAGCAAAGATTGCGGATGGTGCTATCACATCTACGCAGATTGCTGACGGTGCTATTTCCGCATCGGTACTGGCTGACGGTTCTATCACACAGGCCAAGATGGGTCTTCAGTCTGTTGGTACGAACGAGCTTGTTCCGAACTGCGTAACGGACGGCAAGCTGGCTAACGGCGCGGTTATCACACAGAGGATCGCGGACGGAGCTGTTACGTATGTGAAGACTACCGGCATCCAGAAGCAGCACGCAACTACCACGACCTCTTTGGCTTCCGGTGCTACTACGTGGACGAAGACAGGTATCACGGGTGTTACGGCTTCGAATACTGTTATCTGCACTCCTGATCCTGGGTCTTTTGCTCAGTGGGTAGATAACCGTGTGAGATGTACAGAACAAGGAGATGGGAGTCTGAAATTCGTAGCGGATACAGCTACATCCGCTGCTATTACTGTAGACATA